CTGAATCTATCCTCTCTAGTGTTCGTTATTATCACTCTTTTTGCTGCAACTTTTGGCCACGGCTCCGAGGGTAACCAACCTTTCCATTGCATGAGTCCTAGTCCTCCAGCAGACAGTGGGGCCCTCAACCACCTAACTGTTTGTCTTGTTTGTCTAGACCAAGCCTCTGCAATTGCATCTTCTATATGCGTTAGGCTCCTCTCCAACCTCCTTTCGGTATTACGTAAACTATCGAATGCGCCCTTGATTGTAGCATCTACATCCCAAGGCTCACTGCTCCAGGGTTTACGTTGTGTAAGTCCAGGAATTGATCTCAATGGGTAACCATAACACCGGCTGCTTGTGTACCATATACGAAGGAATTCAGATTCCCCTTTATGTATACCAAACTTACCGTTTGAACCCTGAGCGTTTATCCCTTGGTACATTAATCGCATAGCCAGTGCTGACCAATATGTCTTAGACATTATAGTACTGTCATCACCTCGCAAATAACTTGGCAGCGGATCCTTAATTCCCAGATTGGATAAGTTCTTCTTCGTTATCGCTGTCATTACCATGTTCCACACATTACCTACTATCGTTGTTACTCTCAAGCCAGACATCAGTCCGCCTATAACCTTAAACACTTTCTCTTTCTCCTCGCCTTTATCCGTCAATGTTGCATTATCAAAGGAACTTATCACTTTTTCGAGAATCTCTAACCATGTAGATCTACTATTGTAGGGCACGTTTATGCCACCTCGTCGGAAATACTTCTCGCAGAGTGTCTTCATCTCATAGGTTGTAGGCTGATGATCAAAAGTCTTGTAGTCAAATGGTAACGAATACAATGTTGCTAGCTCCTCCATCATCTTAAGCATACGCGCGGTCTGTTCTTCAAGCCCCTCCTCAAGTGTACTGCCTGGCCACTGAATGTATACATGACCACAAAGATAGTCGAGCCAACTCATGAATAAATAAGTAGGTAAATCACCTGCTACGGCCATATGCAGCTTGCCCAGCTCACTCTTAACGATTGACTGATTCTGCTGCTTGCCGATATTCTCCATTG